CTATTATACTTATGTGTCGCGTAAAAGTCAATATCAGAATAATTATCCGCTAGAACATTAATCATCTCGGACATATTGCCTGTGTAAAGACATTGTCCAGAATGAACTGGACCATTTGATATTAGAACATTCTTTCTCGTCTTGTCGATCTTCATATTTTGACAAGCTGGAAACTTGCTATAGTCAATGATAGGAAATAGTTTGCTCACTTCCGATGGAGTAGGATATGAAATGTTTTCTCCTGTCCATTGACTAAGGATTTCAAATATCTTCTCATACATGTAATAGTTGAAACGAAGATTTGTTTCGCCTTTATATGGAAGAATTGTATCTTGATCATCAAACCATGCACCAACCCAAGTATTAATAAAAATTGAATCTGTCGATTCCAACAATTGAGTGTGCTTATGGAGCTGATCACTTGTTGGAAGAACTTGTCTATATGTACAATTCATATCTTGAAGAAGTTTTGGTCCCCAAGGATGATGATAGTAGAAGTTTCTATCAGGTAAAGAATCGATTAAAAACTGAAAGAAACCTCTACTATGAAACACATCACCGTTATGAAAGTGATTGAAAAATACGATGTCTTTCTTCACTGTTCCTTAACGCCCTTATACAGCTTCACTGAATCTTCTCTGAGGTTCTTACTGCGAACGATAGCATCATCAATCATGGCATTCAGTGCTGCAACAAGCTTCGGTCGCTTGATCTTGAAGCAGATGTCAACCTTACGCTTTAGATCAGCTAGTTCTTCATCCGACTTTGCTTCCTGCATTGCGTCTTCAAGATGCCAGGTACGAATGTGAAGAATAGCCAGTTTCTCTAGAAGTTCACCAAAGCTGTCAGATGCGGCATACTCTGGCGGATCACCAAACATCAAGCTTTTACGATTTAGAGTATCATAGACATGCTCACGAAGAATCATATCTAACATTGCTGAAACCATGCTGTTATTGCTCATTATAAACTCCTAATAATATCTTCAAGTATTTTCAATTCTCTATCACCAACGAATTGGTTATTACCTATATAGACGCCATTCTCATGCAGTATATCCACGTTGTATGGTCCATTCTTACATGCAATAGAATGCCCCTGCATATAAGGTTGACGAAGAAGATTGCCACCAACAACGGGTCGATATTCAATGAAGTTCGTCTTCAATCTACGAAGAAGTGCGTCCTTGATTAGAGGCGTCTTTGCGATTAGCGGAAAACAGAACGAACTATTACCTTCTTCTGCATAACCATCGCAAGGAAGATGAAACTTGTTAGATCCAAATCTATGCATGATGTCGATATACTTGGCGAAGTTTCTTTGTCTCTGACCGATAAATCCATCAAGCTTCTTCAATTGCGATAAGCCAAGCACAGCACCAAGTTCGGTGTTACGGAAGTTATAACCAGAAGTCACAAATAAAAACTGCGAATCAATTTCGGGATGCTTATCAGAGTATTCATGTGGATTCATAGCCACACGCGACATACCATGTGAACGCTTCATTCGCATTAGATTATAGAGAATATCATTATTTGTAGAAATCATACCACCTTCAACTGTAGACATATGATGACCAAAGTAGAAGCTGAACGTCGAACCAGTTGATTGTGATCCAGCTTTATAGTTTAGAGGGTCTCTTGCGCCATGAGATTCGCATACATCCTCAAGCATGATAGCTTTAGGAAAGATACTACGAAGAGCATATAAGTTGGCAGGAATACCAAGAAGATGTGTCGTGAAGACAATATCAATCTTATGCTTCTTGGCAATCTCGGCTGCATTCTCTAGATCATAGCTATAATCAAATAGATTGATATCACAGAACACAGGTTCCATGCCAAGCTGCATGACAGGATTGATATTCGTTACCCAAGTGCAAGCTGGTAGAAGAACTTTGACATTCTTCTTATCTTTGAAGTAAAGTTCTTTCACAGCATCAAGCAATAGAAAGTTTGCGGTACTTCCTGAAGTAACATAGAGAGAATAGTCAACGCCGAGCCAATCAGACCAAGCTTGCTCAAATTCTTCTACTTTCTTGCCTTGTGTGAACTTATCAGATGTCATCACAAACTTGGCCAACTTCCAACGATCACACCAAGTCAGTGTATCCTTCATTAACGGCCAATTATACTCGGTCATAAGTACCTCTGTTTTCCATAAACCAATCAATTGTAGTCTTTAGTCCGTCTTCAAGCGAGGTCTTGGCTTTCCAACCAAGAGCATCCATCTTGCTAGTATCTAGTGCGCGGCGTGGTGTACCATTTGGTTTTGTTGTATCCCAAATAATCTTACCTTCATATCCAACAAGCTTCGCTATCAGATCAGCCAGATATGAAATAGAAACCTCACGATTTGGTCCTATGTTGATCGGCTTCGGATCATCGTAGTTATTCATGAGGAAAATCAGTCCGTCAGCCAAATCATCGGCAAAAAGAAACTCTCGCGTAGGACTGCCGTCACCAAAGCATACTACACTAGACAACCCCTTTTCTTTCGCGTCGATAAACCGATTGATGAATGCGGGAATTACATGACACTCATCAAGTCGGAAGTTATCGAAAATGCCATATAGATTATTTGGCATGACGGAAACAGTTTGCATACCATATTGCTCAGTGTACTTCTGACACATGGTAAGACCAGCAATCTTCGCTAGAGCGTAACCAATGTTCGTCTCTTCTAGCGGACCAGTCATCAAGTATTCTTCTTTGATCGGCACAGGTGCATGTTTTGGATAGATACATGCTGTGCCTAAAAACATTAGCTTCTTGCAGCCAAACTTCTCAGCATTATGAATAACATTAGATTGAATCATCAGATTATCATATATGAAATCGGCAGGATAAGTCTTATTGAATCCAATACCACCTACCTTAGCAGCAGCCAAAAAGACATATTCAGGTTCGTAAGCATAGAACCAGTCAAATACCTCTTCCTGATTACGCAGATCAATATTGGTAACAAGAATATTATTATAACCTTGAGAGTGTAACTGTCTCATCAACGCAGTGCCAACGAGACCTTTATGTCCTGCAATATAAATTCTGCTATTACTGTCCATTGATACACATATCCTCTACAAGCTTTTCAAATGTGAACTGCGGTTTCCAACCAAGCTTCTTACGAGCCTTACTGCTATCACCAAGCAAAGTCTCAACCTCAGCGGGACGGAAGTAACGCTCATTCACACGAATGCGAACTTCTCCAGTCTGATCAATACCGACTTCATTTAGACCTTCGCCTTCCCAGTGAATACGCATACCAAAGTATGGTGCAGCAGTCTCAACAAATTGCTTGACCGAATACTGTTCACCAGTAGCGATAACATAATCATCTGGTTCTGGCTCTTGTAGCATCAACCACATAGCTTCAACAAAGTCTTTAGCATGACCCCAATCTCGCTTTGCATTTAGATTACCGAGTTCAAGTACCTTCTGATAACCAAGAGAAATGCGAGAGAGTCCGCGAACGATCTTTCGTGTTACGAATGTTTCACCGCGACGAGGGCTTTCATGATTGAACAGAATGCCAGACGAGCAGTGCATTCCATAAGATTCACGATAATTCTTTACGATCCAGAAGCCATACATCTTCGCAACACCATATGGCGAACGAGGATAGAATGGAGTTGTTTCACTCTGAGGAACTTGCTGCACAAGACCATAAAGTTCAGATGTTGAAGCTTGATAGATACGAACATCTTTTTCCATACCAAGTAGACGAACAGCTTCAAGAACGCGAAGTGTGCCGAGAGCATCAACCTGACCAGTATATTCTGGAATCTCAAACGATACCTTCACATGAGACTGAGCGCCGAGATTGTAAATCTCTGTCGGCTTGATTTCTTGAATCAAGCGAATAAGCGATGAACTGTCCGTCAAATCACCATAGTGAAGTTTAAGACGAGGATAGATATGATCAATGCGATCAGTATTGATAGAAGAAGATCGGCGAACGATGCCATGAACTTCATATCCTTTTTCTAAGAGCAATTCAGCCAGATATGAACCGTCTTGCCCTGTAATACCAGTAATTAATGCCACAAATCTCATTAGCGATACTTTCTTTCAATCTTTTCTTTTAGCCCGTTCACTCTATCATACTGATGGATGATGCAATAAGGTTGATTGTGCTTGTTACAAACAATATCTTCCTCATCGATAATTACATCATCATAAAGTGCTGTTCGTGTAAACTTATCTAGTGTCGATGGATCACGAAGATAATGTTGACCGATTTCTCCTGCTCCAGACTTTACAGCAGAAAGTGTTGTGCCAAGATGGCAGCACCAATTCGTTTCAGGCGTTTCATATCTTGCAATGTTGTTCCATGCATATGTAGATAGCAGTACATTGAGAGCAGCTTGATCTGGACCGCCGCCGCCAGGTGTCTTAGATGCAGTGCCACGACACAACATGAAGATGCTCAAGAAAAGATCAAGTACCGCGTCCTTTCGTCCAGCAATAACACCAGCACAGTAGATTGGTTTATTCATCACTTTCTGATACACTGTTGGTCCGAAAGCATAGTTCATATTGTTGACATTCCAAGGCTCATCTTTATACAAGAAGTTTTCAGAAGCAACAATAACATCTGTCTTTCCTGACAACAACATGTCATCAAGATAGTCTGAAGGATTAGTTTGAAAGACAACATCTTTCACATCGGTTGCAATAACATAGTCGATATCGTTGTCGATCTGACTAATGAAATACCACATATGAGCGAATCGCTCTACGACAATACTGAATGTCTCTTTGTTGGCATTATAGACATAATCGCCATTTTCGTCTTGCTCGAAAGCAAAGATGGTAAAATCTTTCTCCTTCAGCTTTTCTACAACATCTGCTTTACAGTTATATGCGATAATAGCCTTGACGCCGTTAAAACCCGAACGCTCAATAGAGTTAACCCACGGCTCAATCTGCTCGTATGAATAATCTGTGATTGAACCAATGATTAAATCTTGACCCATGGTAGTTGTCCCTTATAATGATTGAGTTGTTGTTTGTTGCCTTCAATGAAGAAATCACCGCTGACTGATTTTGCACTGCTATCTACGCGATAGCATAAAGTGTGTTTGCCGTTAGTATCCCATTTTGATTGATTTGCTACAGAATAGAAATAGCGACGATCTTCGCCCCATGCACCAGAATGCCAACGATGGCAAGTAGCTTGAATAAACTCTCGGCGAAAAGCAAATGCTGATGTATCAACGAGATACTGCGGATTATCATGTGTGAAAAAGATTGGCCATCTTCCAAGACTCTCACAATTGTCATCTACGATATACTGCTTGTCTGGAGTGTAAATCTTGCGAAGTGAATGTGCCCAGTCTAGATTGCCCTTCTCTATCGTATCGACAAGAGTTCTAACATGATCTGGTTCATACCAGTTGTCTTCGTCAAGAAAGAAGATGTAATCTGAATTGATTAGATGCGGAATAGAAGCATAGATACGCTGACCATTGAAACCATTTGCGCCAGTGTTATAGGGCAGCATAATCATTTTGAGATTATCTCTGTCAATGTGCGGAGCATTTTTGAAATACTCTTCACCATCAAGAACGAGAAGATGATCGATATTACTGTACGTTTGTTTGCGTACACTTTCAATGGCATCGGCCAACTTTGGAGAACCGATTGTCGGTGTGATCACCGTCACAGATTTTTCAATGATGAGTTTCATAATATACCTATAATCAATAACAACAGTATATAGTATGCGGTAAAAGAAGTCAAGAGGGATTTTACCCCTCTTGCTCGTTTTGATTACTTTAGTGGAATAAGACCCTTGTCTACAAGATATCCCTCTTCGCCAATTGCAGCTTCGCTCTGATATTCTTCCATAAACTCTTTCAAGTTTGCAGTTGTTTCAAGATGTTCGTTCTTGAAATACACATACAGCTTTCTAGAGATTGGATATTTTCCATCAGCAATGGTATCATAATCAGGAACAACACCATTGATTGTTGCGCCCTTAATAGTGCTGGTGTTTTCTTCAAGGAAAGAATAACCAAAGATGCCAAGAGCAGCAGGATTAGCCTGAAGTTTTTGTACAATCAGATTATCATTTTCACCAGCTTCAACATAAGCACCATCTTCACGAACAGACTTACAATACTTCTTTTCATCATCAGGAGATAACTGAATGCCAGCTTGCTTCACAGCGATCTTACATTCTTTTTCCAAAACAAGTTCTACAAACGAGTCGCGGGTGCCCGATGTTGGTGGTGGACCTAGAACTTCAATCTTATCATTAGGCAACGAAGGATTCAAATCGCTCCACGCAACGACAGGGTTTTCAACCCACTGACCTTCAACCAACACATACTTGGCAAGCGCCTTGTAAACATCACTTGTTGTCAATTCAATACTGGGATGTTCTTTAGACATAGCCAATACAATTGCATCAAGACCGATTGTGATTTCAGTTGCAGTCACACCGTTCTTCTTACACAATTCAACTTCTTCTGGCTTCATTGGTCGAGAAGCATTCACAGCATCAGGAGTTTCTGGTCCTGCGCCTTCACAAAACATCTTTACGCCGCCGCCAGTTCCAGTTGATTCAACGATTGGCGTTTGAGCGCCGCCCCTCTTACCAAATTGTTCTGCTACAGTGGTTGTGAATGGATAAACGGTAGATGAACCTACGATATGTATCACATCACCAGCAGCAAATGCTGATGCAACAGATAAACCTAAAGCAGCAGCGATAGTCATTAACTTCTTCATACACTTCTCCATAAAAAAATCAAGGGAGACCTATTTCTCCCTTGATTGATATTGTTAGCGGCTTGAAAGCCAATCTGATTCTTCGTTATTATACGGTGACACTACCAGTTACTCCTTTGACCATGAGACATTCGATCCCACTGACGCTGAAGAGTTTCTAGATGTATAGCATCCGTAGCTTGACTCAAATACGCATACATACGATCTTGTTCGCTACGACCGCGAAAGATTTTTCTGAGAAATGATGCCATTACTTCTCGCCGTACTTTTCAGATAGAAACTGCTTGGTAGCTTCGCCATTGTGATCTGCTGGCGTTTCGCCAATGTTGATCTTCTTAGGCTTCTTCTCTTCAGGAATGAAACGCTCAAGCCAAATCTTTAGCATACCATTGATGAGGTCAGCATTCTTGATTTCAACAGTATCAGCTAGAGTGAACTGACGAGTAAAAGCGCGATCAGCAATACCCTTATAAATGTAATCAGCATCCTCAGAAGACACTGATCCCTTGACTGTCAGGGTGCCATCTTGTAACTCAAGTTCAAGGTCTTGCTTGCCGAAACCAGCAACTGCCATTTCAATGACATACTTGTTTTCATCAACCTTCTTGATATTGTATGGAGGATAAGTCGGCATCTTAGGCATGGATTCTGTCATCTCAGCCAACTTCTTGAGAATTGGTTCAAATCCGATTGTGGTATTAAGCTGCTTGGAAAAAGAAAAAGGATCGTAGTTTAACTTGTGCATGGTTAACTCCTATTAAGCAAGTTGTTTATAGAACTCTTCCCATTAGGCGAAGAGTGAAGACTAAGGCGTATCAGAAGACAGAGGCCCTAGCCATATTGCAGGAACGCATTACATGATCACTGCATCACTATATATAATACTTCTAAGTCAGAATGTCAAGTAGTCGCTTCATTATTTTTTGCTTTATTTGGTGAACCTTTCGGTCTCCCACGACCCCTCTTTTCTTCCACAGATTCTACCGATTCTGTCATCAACTTAGGCAAAACAGTAGACACGGGAACAGTAGGAATAGTCATCGCTGGTGTTTCTTTTACAGTAGAAGAATATGTAATATCTGCTGGAGCAAATACACTTACGCCAGTTGACCCCATGCCACCGATACGATTGGACTTCTTGAGTGGTCGAGACAAAGCTTCCCAAAGAACATATTCTTCCAGCTTGACGAGTTCGCCTTGAGCAATCCGATCGCCATCACCAATCATATACTTGTTATCCGATGCGTTGTGCATTAGGAGAAACAGTTCGTCTGTATAGTCTGAATCGATGATGCCTTCACCATTGATCAGAATGAGACCCTGCTTGAGAGATGTGCCAGAACGAGGATGAATACGAACAGAGTATCCTTCAGGAATATCAAGAATGTATCCAGTAGGCACCATAATACGATCACCTGGATTTATGCAAATCTGTGTGCCGTTGTTGTGAAGCTGTCTGGTAAACTCTTTGTTCTGCGCGTTGTATCCTTTGTATTGATACTTGCCAGCAAACTGTGCAGCAACATCAAAACAAGCAGATTGCTTTGTTGAGAAGTGCGGCAAAATAATCTTTGGATGTGTCTTGAAAAATCCCAATCTATTCATAATATAATCTCCCATTACTATCTTGAAATTTCTTCCCAGTCTAGTGCGGCATGAACATCTAAAGTATCAACGCCACCTGAAACTGCAAGTGTGAGTGGATAACCACCATCGTTCAAAGCGTCTCTTTCTAATTGGAACTTGAAGAGTGCTTCTTTCAGAATATCTGTAGGTACTGAGCTTTGAGCGTCCGATGAGAAGTAACCTTGAGCCATTGTTATGCCGCCTGTCACAGTATTGTTTGCAACCATGTTATATTCAACGGCCGAATCTGTACCAGCAGATGTAAATGTATTATTGGCCAGTGTTCCGTTTCGAATAACTTTCCAGCAGAATTTGCCGTTATTACCAATACCCATAAGTGATACTGCTGTAAGAATAACTATAGCATCTTTTCTATCGTCCTTCAAGCGAATTGATGCAACAGCGTAGTTTGTTCCAGCTGTAAACAATCTTGTTGGTGATGTGATTGGAGTGCCAATTGCTTGTTGAAATCCTCTGAGTTCATAACCACCTTCTGAGATGACGGTCGAACATACCTGCTTCATTGTACTGTTATTGCCAGTCGGACCGATATTCGTTATTTCATAACGAAGAGGCAACGAAGCTGTTGTCATATATGTTGAAGTAATTCGATTTGCATGATGAAATGAATGGCAATGAATAAGCTGACCATCGATAACAAATCCGCAACGGACTGTGCCTAGACCTAACCATTCAACATCTGCAAAGAAGATTTGTGCTTTGCTTAGATCCAATGTCTTTTGAGATGGGCTAGAATTGACTTCACCTAATAGTGTATCTTGATTCCAATCAGCTTGTGCAACTCTTGTTTCCACTAGAGAACCTGTGGACAATGATCTTTCTACAAAATAAATTTCATTGTTGGCCTGTTCCAAGAAGATGCCATTGTTTGCGCCGTAATATCCAACTCTCTGTCGAAGATTGAGTTGTTGTGGCGCAAAGACAAAGGTGTTCAAAATCTGTAGTGACTTGCCAGGCTGATATGAGAAGACTTTAGTTGTCTCACGAATGATTTCTTGACTTGCTGTTGTAGTCACAGCTAGATTGATAAGACCTTCATTTGGAGAAAATGTGATAGTGGTACCAGAACTGTTAGACTGTACCCAAAGACCATTGTCTCTGTATCTATGAGAAGAATCGAATAGAGTAAGAGGAGTGGACATTCTAGCTCGGCCGAAAGCATCTGCTGCCATTCCAGTTGGATTAGCTGATCCTACAAGATTGCCGTATTGATCCGCAAGCATCACAGTTTCAAAAATAGTAGTTTCTTGTGGCAAATATTGATGCGTATCTTTACGGAATTGTGCCATGATTTATTCTTCCTTGCGCTTTTTACCTATGGTATATTTAGTCACTAATTTCCATTCTGACTTCTCTCTATGAGCAATGATTTTGATCTGACTGATTGGAAGTGTAGGAGTTTCTGATTTCTTCTTATCGACTAGCTTTAGTAGACCCCACTCCGAAAGCAAGTTTGCAATCGTGTTAAGTCTACCTTTGTCTTCTTCTGAGAAATCGGCTGTCTTTCCATCAAGCAAAAATAGCTGCTTGAAATGAACCACATAATATTTGCCTTGCTTATGTAGAATGTGACACGATTGATATAGGGTCTTCTCTTTTTTGGATGCTACTCCGATACGAGAAAGAGTTTCCTTTACTTTTAGGAAATCGTCTGGTTCATTTAGTACCACCTCTACTAGATCGCTTATGTTTATCATTCAAACCGCCTTTTTGTAATCTTCTTTTTATCTCTTCGATTTGATCCTTTGAGAGTAAGGACAAAACCTCTTTTGCCCTTTCATTAGAATACTGATAATACTCCTTAATAGCTTCTAGCCCGTCAATGTCTTCGCGCTTTTGCCATTTCTGAAAAGGTCTTTTATATGATCTTATAGTATTTATAAGATACTGATATTGAAGAAGCGCGTCGGTCGAGGGATACTGGTTCATCTGATTGGCAGGCATTATCATGTCCAGATGAAAGGATATGGAACGGTTAACGACGAACGGGACATAATCCCGTTCGTTCTCAGCGGTAACAACTACCTTCTTAGTCTGCTGAATAGAAGGTATGATATCTTTGAATAAGTCAGACATACTCACAATCCACCATAAGTTCGGTAAGACAAGCTACCAAATTGATTTCTTGATCCGCAACAAAAGCTGCCTGATATTGATAACGAGAGATAACCACAACAGCTTGTGGAATACTCTCAGGCTTGAAGTATTCATACAGACTATCATAGACCTTGCGATAGATACGCGCAGGCTCAATATCGGAATTGGCTACACACCACTTTCGCATTTCACCAAAGTTCTTGTCCTTCAAATGCTTGACTAGATCACTTATCTTCCTAACATCTGACAACTGTGCAACAATACCTGCGTCAAGACTACCAGAAGAGGAGTAACGCTGTAACTCATTAAGAGTACGGCGGTAGTCAGGAAAATACTTTTCGATGATCTTGGCCAGAACCGCTTTATCATAAGTCACATTTTCCTGTGTTAGAATATTTTCCATGCGCTTCATCAACTGCATGGCCATCTTTGCCTTCTCATCATTCTTCAAAGCGAAGTCAATGACAGAACACCGAGAATGAATAGCATCAATCAGCTTAGACTTGAAGTTACAAGTGAAGATGAAAGTGCAATTGGCTGAAAACTCTTCGATGGCACCACGCATTGCAGCCTGTGCTTCTGGAGTCATGTAGTCAGCTTCGTCTAGGATGATGACTTTGCGGCCGCCAGTCAAAGACACAGTAGATGCATACCCGCGAATAGTTGTTCGCAGCGTATCAATACCACGATTTTCCGAAGCGTTGATATACAGATGATTGATACCAATCTCTTCACACATTGCTCTCGCTACGGTCGTCTTACCAACACCAGCAGAACCTGTGAGCATGAGATTGGGAATGGTATCACTATCTACATATTCCTGAAAAGGCTTTTTCAAGCGATCAGGAAGAATGCAGTCTGCGATAGTCTTCGGACGATACTTTTCTACCCACAGAAACTCAGACATTACTTTCTCTTTCTCCACTTAAAACCAAAACATAATTCTTGCATCTTACGGTGAAACCAATTTGGTTCTTTACCCTCTGCAACTGTGAGAGTTAGACCATATGGTCCCTCCGTAAGATGACATTGCCACTTGGAAAGTTTTGGCATAGAAGATATGGTAAGAGACGAATCTTCTATGACATACTTTTTCCAGTCTTCGGTCACTTCATCACACCGTCATAGAACTCTTCAAACTGACGGTTCTCTTCTTGTTCTTCAGCGTAGTTAGACTTGAAGTAGACCTTAGCCATACGCCGAACAATCTTCTTATCAACGCCAGTCTTATCGCTGATAGCGTTGATAGTGTCCTTCTGAAAGTCACGTTCAGCAGCCACTCGCGTCATACTATCATTCAATTCACGAATAGCATTCTTGAGTTCGGTCTTCTGCTGATCAGTAAGAGCATTGATACTCACAAAAGGCTGATTGTGTCCGATGTTAGCCATTACTTGGTCTCCAGTGCGATGAAATACTTGATCTTGGCGTTCTTAGAAACGAACTTGGCAAATGCACCAAGCTGGATTTCCACATCATAATCGCCAGCGATTAGCTTGATGTTATCGGTCTTGAATGATGCGGAGAAATCTTCTCCTGCATAATCATTCAGCTTGAACGAAGCATGATTAGATGTATCGTTTGCCTTTTCATGAGTCTGCAAACGAATTTCTCCATTCTTACCGACAACGGAAAGATGAGTGAGATTGTTCATTGCAGCCAGCTTGAGAAGCTTAGAAAGAATGGCATTCGTCAGCGTGAAGCTAACATCGACCTGCTTCAACTTGAGTTCCTTATCGGGCGGCGATACGATGAGATTAGGAGAACAAGAATAATAGCTGAAGGCAATCTCGCCATCATTCATCATTACTGCCTTGTCATCAAAAGTCAGATCGGGATTACCGAGAGTGGTAACATTACCAAGGAACTGGTTCAGATCATAGATACCGAACTGTTCGGGAATAGCGTCTTCAAGTTCAGCTTCCACAAGAATGGACTTCTCGGGAGAGATGGTCTTTTGAACATTACCCTTCTGCAATACAATACCAGAATTGATCGCGGAAAAGTTCTTCAATACGCTAAGGGTATTTTCACTCAGTTTCATAATATACTCCGTGTTGGGAATTTTGTTTACGCTGCTAGTATAGCAGGGTTTTTCGGACCTGTAAAGACCTTAATCATGTGTTCAATGTCAGCTTCCAGCATAGAGATGGCACCGACATTATCAAGCTGGTAATCAGTCGGATGACCGATCCATGCCCATTCAGAATAGTGAATGGAATAATCACTCATGAGATCCGAGTTACCTTCAAGATTGGCTCTCTTGGCAGTTTCATACCATTCAGGATCATTACCGCGACGAACACGAACGATGAAGCCGCCCATATTCTGAATGATCTTCATTTCGTTCGGAAAACGAACGTCTGGAATAACAACGTTCTTGTACATTCCAATCTTGCGTTCGGCTGAGAGAACCCACAAGTCATCATGAATAACATCACGACCAGCTTCCGTTCCTAGCTTCTGCAACATGTTTCTAGGAGTAATGTATAGCCCAGTCTTCTCAGACCACCATTCATCCTTCGTCTCACGAAACTCTCTGCTCTCATCGGTATCACCTTCAAGAAGGGCTCGCGGCCATCCGAAGATGGCCGCTGTAGCATCCTTCAATGAGTCTGCAAAAGAGATTTTCGTGAAGTCTTTTTTATTCACAAGGATATCAGCAACAGTGCCTTTACCCGAACCAATAAAGCCGACAACACCAATAATCATATTAGAGATTTCCTGTCAATGCTGCAATCTTGTTCATGTCACCACTAAAGGCATATGTACCGATGTGCTGAGTCTTCATCCATGGGCACAACCAAATGCTGCCGCCGATCTTTCTCCAATACTGGCAGAACATATAGTCTTCCGAAAGATATCGATGAGAAGCATTCTTTTCAATCTCAAGAAGTTCCTTCGCTCTCGCAGAAACGTCAACACCCTTTGCGGCATCTTCCATAAGACGGTGCATGTCATCGAAGGTGTAGTTCAAATCAATGACAGTATCAAAGTATGCGTGAATGTAGCGTGAGCCATCAAAGTTGGCTTGACCAACGTGATCGGGACGATAGTTGAGCTTCGGATATGCTTCCTTAAACTTATCAAAAACGTGACGCTTGATAAGCATAAAGCCCGTACCAATTTCCATTACTTCAAGGGGTTCAGAAACATTGAACTGCTTGGTGCCAGGAACAGGATTGAAGACATAATCACCGACAAGACCTTCAAGTTCCATCGGATTGATTCCTGGATTCTTACCAGCAGCCCGTGCAATGTTGCCCCAGTTGATAGACTTCTTCGGATACGGTGCACCGATTACATCCTTATCAAGGGCAATGAGAGCTAGAATGTCCTGCGGATCATAATGAATATCGGAGTCAATGAACAGCATATGAGTAAAGCCCGAACGAAGAAACTCATCGACAAGATAATTGCGGGCGCGTGTGATTAGAGATTCGTTGAAAAGAAATGAGAAGCGGCATTCAATACCGTACTGCATACACATAGCTTGAAGATCAAGAGATGCTTTCATGTAAAGACCGTGATTGTTGCCGCCATACATAGGTGTAGCAACGAACAGCTTACACTTTCTCAACTCTTCAACTTTGATTGATAGTTCCATATTACAACTCCATAATAAAAAAGGGGAAGGACACTACTATATAGTATCCCTCCCGTTAGAGTCAAGTCAATTAGGCTGCAAAACGATAATACATCTTGCGCTTACCATTTACCTTGCGATAGTTGCTGTAAATCTTATGCCCTTCCATGTTGCGAAGATCATAAACTCGCTTACTAACGCTGGCCTTTGGCACTCCAGTCAAACGAGCAATCTGGGCAACAGTGATACCTGCACCCTTGTTGTTTGAACGAAGAACCTTGGCAACCTTACGAATCTGAGACATTCAATAACTCCATAATGAAATGACCGCTTTGTTGGACAGACACTATGGCGCGGTCGTCTACCATAGTGTCTGTTATTATACATCAGGTGTTACCCAATGTCAATTAGAAAGCGATTTCGTCATCGACAGGAACCTTGGTCGTTTCAGCTTCAACCGTCGGCTTCGCACCGATAGTGTCATCAAGCTTGGCATAGAGGTCGTAGAAGCCATTCTTGGTATCCACGTCGAAGCGGTTCAGACAAAGACGGATAGCCTTCTCACGATCCTGACCGAAGATTGCGAAGGCTTCGCAAATGTGGACCAGTCGGCGAGTCGAGATAATATCAGACACGGCACCATCGTAGAACGCCTTGCGGATCATGTCAGCCCAGTTGACCAGCTTGTCCACAAAGTCCTTGTTTTCAATGCCAGAAGCACCGAGAACATTGTTCAGGATCTTGGCTTCGGTCTTGAGCGGCGGATATTCTTGCTCAAAGGTGATGGAGAAACGCTCAAGGAAAGCTTCATTCATCACGTTGGTACCGATGAAGCGACCATCGTCCGAACCCTTACCCTTGGTGTTAGCTGTGGCAAGAATGTTGAAGCCAGGCGCAGGCGTGATCACGCGGTTGATCTTCTTGAGATAGATCGGCTTACCTTCAAGGACAGGCTGGAGACACATAAGCTTGGCGTCACCAAGATCAACCTCGTCAAGGAGCAGAATTGCGCCACGTTCCATGGCCACGATAACAGGACCGTTCTGCCAGACAGTCTTACCGTCGATAAGACGGAAGCCACCGATCAGGTCATCTTCATCGGTTTCCTTCGTGATATTGGCGCGAACCATCTCACGACCTTCCTGGGCACAAATCTGTTCAATCATGAGGGTCTTACCGTTACCAGACAGACCAGTCACATAAGTCGGATAAAACTTACCAGACTTGATGATCATGCGAACGTCAGGGAAGTGACCGAAGGGAACATAACCCTTCGCCTTAGACGGCACCAGAGAGATTTCACTAGAGGCATGAAGCGCCATCGCCATGTCGGCGTGATTAGACACTTCGGTAACCTGAGCCACAGGCACAGCCGAAGCAATCTCAGCCGCAGGGATGGTCTTAGACTTGACAGGCTTTGCTTCGGTCTTGGACTTGGACATATCAACATCTTCCAGAGAGTAAACACCACGACCGATACGAACGGCATCATTCTTGGTCAACCACAGCGGATCCTTAAGACCATACTTCGCCATAATGTCAAAAACCTGAGCGCGGGTAATGGTAGTAACATTACCGAGTTCGGTCTTGATGGCGTTGAGGAACGGGGTCTTGTCAACGGGGCGCTTAGCCATAGTAGGAACTTTCCTTTTCACAGTTTGTAGGAATATTATAAACGGATTGGAGGGAATGTCAAGCGGCAATTCGCTTGACAAACCGATTGAGTAGAACGCGGGAGATGGCTTTCTTTTCGGAAAACTTGATAAATTCCGATGCCATCTTGCGCTTGGTCATAGACGAGTCCACATTGAGGTTATTAGTGGAAACATTGAACAACCTAGGGTTGATAATGTAGTATTCGTCATAACCAGCAGCCGTGGTGCTATAGAAACCTTCCGCAGCCCAAAACTTTTTGGACACTTCGTGATCCTCAGTCTTACCGTAGCCATTGAACTTCCGATAGGAACTTTCAAAGCCATCGCCGCAGATATAAAAGCCGAGCAGATTGCATCCAGTCCGATCTTTGAGAACACGGAGCAGCAAGGTCGTCATTGCCGACGAAGAATAAGGATACCGCTTACCGTAATAATCATTATTAGAACGAATATCATAAGTTTTTTTAGTGATATCGTCCTGAAGGATGAACTTGCGTTCCTTGTGAGTATAACCAAGACCGCAGATTGAACCAACTGGATCGGAATCGCCGTCAGTCAGGAAGATTGTGTTTACAATCTGAACCTTAGACTTGGCTTTGAACCGATTGACAACCAGATCAGCCATTGCAATACAATCGTTCAGCGGAGTGGAGTTCATGTCATCACAACGGAAATGACCACCACAGCCCATCATGTAAAGATGGAGCATAGCCTCATTGAGTTCCTGCGTATTCATGCGCGAGGACAGAATGTTTCGCGCAATGAAAGAACGAAGTTCCAGCTCATGAATGTTCTTTGTCCAGAACGGCGTATCGTCAATTTTATCATTATACGATACGCTGCGGAAAGTGTAGACCTCAAACGGGATCTGCACCTGCTTACAGAACATGACCAGTGAGAACAATTGCTTGATGGTCTTCTTGAGATTGGATTGCATAGAGCCAGACCAGTCAACAAACATGACGAAGCCATGATTCTTACCAGTCGCAACGGTCGTGATACGACGGAACAGGTCGTCATTATACTTGTATGAATGCAACTTGTTGGTGTCAATCACGCCTGTCTTTGAAACGCTGGTGCGGGCATATTCATCTGCCGACTTCCGCATTTCAAATTCCTTGACCATATAAGAGATGGTATTCTTCTCAGCGGCCTTGAACTTTTGGAGTTCATTACGAACCGCAATTACCCAATCACCACGATTAGCAGCTTCGGCCCGTTGTTCGGCTAGAACAATCTTGTAATCCACAACCATCTTGTTATAGTTGGTCGGACGAGGAATTTTCACATAGACATATTCCTCGTTGGAGTTCATAACAAGGTCTTCCTGAGACTTTTGCCAAGCTTTTTCAGTTTCAGACTCGGGCAGAGGTTCATCTCGGTTTGCACCGTCCATGATATCGCCATCAGAACCAGCGTCATCATCAGTTTCATTCGCACCAGTTTCGGCAGCGTCATCATCGGACTCGGCTTCGTCCTCATCCTCATCGGCATAAGAAGAACCAGAGGACATATTGTCCTCGTCATCAAATTCCTCGTCATCGCCGAAGTCGGAGAAATCTTCGTCATCACCAGCATCGCCAGACTTTTGACGCATGTCCGTTTCGTCGGAGTTGTCATCTTCACGTTCGTCCATCTTGCGCTTAGACCACGCATAGATTTCCTCAGTGAGATTTACGACCTCATCAAAAGTTTCGGCCGCTTCAACTTTGGCGAGCCATGCCTTTTCTTCGGCATTGAACTTGATGCCGAGCATGGAGCCGCCCTTACAGTAAATGTTCAGGCGATCAATAAACTCCATGGTGTTTACATCACGGGTTGCGGTACCGAAGAAATCCCGTTCAATGAGTTCCTTGTAACCCTTGACATAGTTGCGGCGGGCACCAGGGAAGCGGCGCTTCTGGCGCTTGTCAATGCGGGCGTCCTCAATCACATTGAGAAAGCCTTTGACCGCGGCGATAGAACGATTGGAAGTAGAACCAGCAATGCGCTTGGCAATGTCGGTGATAGTTTCAATCAGACCATCAGCTGGAGTGTCCAGAGCATGGCCGACTTCATGCACCACCAGAAGGTCGTACAGGTCATCAGACATTTCACGCCAGACAGGAAGACACAGGACGCGAGTCTTAACATCAAACCATGCGGTCTTGGCATCAGGCTTATGCTGAACGGTAATGTTTTCCGTAGCCAGTAGCTTAGCCAGCTGGCTCTTGGCATTATGATTATGAGTCGTTTCCATGTTCTGTCCTGTCATTATGGACATATCCTACAGTGAGTCGCAGGTAATGTCAACCGATATAAACAAGCAATACGGCTTTACTGTCGGGTTGCTTGTAAGTTGCAATGTGAATATTGTCTGCTTTGGAATACATGACTTTGTAAAGCTTGAACGGCTTCTCATTTCCGTATGAAGTTTCGATATAGTCGGGAAACGCTAAATCATGAGAGATGGCAGCAAGATCAACATGGAAAACGTTGGTCTTAGATTCAAAGACGATCCCAGTGATAAGATGAGAATCGTCTACGCGGAGGGGTTCAGTATCGTGGGTGTATGTTATTGTCATATACAATATATGGGTATGGCAACCCCGATTTACAAGTGGCGCAAAAGAATACCAGCTATGCAGGGTTCGCATAGCTGGCTGGCTAAGTCATTGATTTCATTGAGTATGGCTAAGTCTTTGATATCTTTTTGAGAATCATCCCGTAATTGTTGACTTTAGGTAAAGTGGACAGATCAATTCCAGGTTTCAATCTTAACCGATTATCTTCTGGACCTAAACCGATGTTTCGGCGAATCTGTAACTGGTCTGGATTCAATTCCCGCTCGGGCTTTTGAAACGGAAGATAATCCACATAATGATGCCAACGACCATAACGCCATACCATACGGGCAACATCAGGATGCATATCGACCAGCATCTGAGATTTATTGATTGTGCCTGTAGAGTTCAATTGACCATCACGCCACTTGCTCTTGTCAAGTTCACCTTCTGCATGATAAAACTCTGCTGTGTTACCGCCTTTGACAGTTTGCGTTGCAGCTTTACCTTGCAGAAACGCATTGAACTGAATTGTACAATCTCCATCTTTTAGGACACGAAGGCAAATGTCAGTATCTTCGTTGTATCGACCACGCCAACGATGCTTACAGTTATTTGAAATCAGCAGCGTTGAATAGATGCGAGTGTTGATTGTGAATGGCTGATATGCTTGATTAGGTGCAATGAAGAAGCGATACTGCAATCCTGAAATAGGAACATTCTCAAATCGATCTACAAAGTCTTCGCATATCTTGAAGCACACGCCAGACTCTACACGAATACGTTGATTTTGATGAAGTCGATAGAAGTCTTGAATGTTATCATCCATAACCCAATGCTTTTCAGCACCTATAGAGATTGCGTGATCCCAACACCAATTTCGAGCGCGACCAGGACCATCGCCGTGATTACTAAAAGGAGCAACAAGTAAGGTAACGAACTCTCGAATGTCAAAAGTATCTAAAGCTTCTTCATACAAATTTTCTTCTTGAGGTTCAATCGCAATATAATGAGGAACTTTCATTCGCGCGAGTGAGCGCGAAGTCAGCATGGAATCATGCCTGCCTTTGGATATGATATATACTGGATGCGTAGGATTTGTCATTCAAAAAAACTTTCCAAACTAGTCTGTCTCATCTTTCCAATTTTATAAGCTTTACTCCATTCGATTTTGCTCTTGCCAAAATCACGATAGCCGCCTCTAACACGATTACCTTCGGAATCATAAAGTATAGTATACACCTCTGGGAATAACTTTTCAAGATGTTTATGATCTTTTAGAGTTTGTTCGTATGTTTGCTGATCCCATACCGTAGATTTCATCTTCTTATTGTTGCTGGTATTGAACATGACGAACTCGCTTGATACTCTGTTTCCATATCCACGAGAAAGTAAACTCAAAAGAAAACAAGCATCTTCACCAACTCTAACAGAAGTCAAATCTAATTCAGACAAGATATCTTTGAAGTGATTACCATTGATCCAGAATGCAGAAGTAAGTGAAGTGTTATTACGAAAGGCTTCTGCTTCGTCATAAGACACTTGCTCATAAGCGCCAGAAGGTGGATTCTCTACTTGAGAGCATCCACAAACTGTCACGTCCGATAAGTCTAACCAACGATCAAACATGGAAAACATCTGATCGAAGTCTTCTTCTGTACATTCGCGTCTTGATGTTGGCATATTAGATGAACCGCCAAAGTATTTCGCGTTTCTTCGACCAAATACAATGTCATCATCGAACAGACAATACTTCATGTTCTGTCCAGCATCATAGATGAACTTTCTTGTTTTTGGTAAACAGTAGTAATCACTAAAATGATATTCTTGAGTGTCGGGTAAAACTAGATATTCACAATCATAGGTGTATAGAGGTCTTTCCCACGCTTGTACAACCATCACGACATTCTTCTTATACTTGTCAGGAAGATTGTTGAATGTGATCTGATTGTCAACCCTATGAACTGTAGGAATGAATATCTTTTCGATCATTCTTCGAACCAACGTTTCAAACTGTTTTCATCCTTAGCAAGATGTGGATACCACATGCTTTTGGTCTTGTTACTAATTGTCTGCTCATCATCAAAAGTCTTATACTTCTTTACAAACTCTTTGAAGTCTTGCTCGTTTCGGAAATGAACATAGATTGTCTTGAACGGAGGATTATCTTTCTGTTCAAACTCTGGCATGCCAACCCAAAGTTTTTCTTTCTCGTTCTGTTCTTCTTCCATGCCAAGAAACTCTGCGAGTGTTGGATCACGCGGAGTTTCTTCTTTCTTGCCTAAGAAGTTATCGTATTCTGCGGATTCTTTTACTGTCATGTCACTAGCCTATTATGTTCCATAAGATACTTTTCATATTTGTCTTTGTTATTTTCATATATGCCTAAACCAAAGTTGCAAGTCTTACAGAGAATACCTCTGTATTTACCTGTATTATGATCATGATCTACTTGTGGCATATTCATAACTGTATCGCATATCTTGCACCTATTGTCTTGTATTGTCAATTCTAAAAGATACTTTTCGTAAGTGAAGTCAACAATACCATGTCTTTGCCAGTTATGTTCCCTCATTCTTTTGCGATTGTTTTTACGATACTCTGCCGCGGCAGCAGGATCATATCTCTCTTTATTTTTTTGAAGAAACACTTCTCTATTTTCTTGATATTTGATTTTGCCTTTAGCTCTCAACTCTTCTTTATTTCTTTCCCTATAAAGACGAGCATAATCAGGATGCGATCTTTCTGGTAAATCAGGATACTTTCTTTTTCTCATTGATACCTCCAATAGTTTGTGAAAGTATTTATAATCCTGACAATCTCAAACTATTGAAGTTGAGAGAAATTTCTTACTTTGATGAATCGATATGTCTTATCGAACTTATCGGCAATCGTATCCGTCTTATGAGATATAATAAACGTATTTGTATCGTCTGTCAATGTCTGAATGATCTTAAGGAACTCATCCGTGCCATTAGCATCTAGACTTCCATCAAGAATTTCATCCAGAATCAACAGATTGGTATTCACACTGTTCTTCATCTTGGCAATGGAACGCCAAGTAAACATGAGTGCAAGATCAATACGGGTCTTCTCACCTTCAGAAAAGTTGGCATAAGAAAACTCATCACGATATCTTGACTTGATTACCTCATTGAAATTTTCGTCAATATTGAAGTTGACAAAGAAGCCCATCTTATCCAGGTACTTGTTTACCAGCTTATTAATGATTGGAACATATTGCTTGATGATCTTAGTCTTGATGCCGCCATCTTTCAGTAGTGACATTGCCGTATCAATCAGAACACGCTCATTCAAACGATGCTGGACACCATTTGTCAGTGTTGTGATGTCTGTAATCGCAGACTTCAATTCATCTTCACTGTCCATTACCATCTTATCAGCATTCTTGATCTTCTCAATCTGATCCTCGATATCATTCATTGTAGAAACAAAATGCATCATGGTCTGCTTATCAGCTTTGATTTCGGCATTGATCGCTTGAATGCGTTGAGATTTCTTTTCTCTATCATTTATCTGAGATAGAATGTCATTCATTGATATTTCCATATCATTCGCATTCATACCGATCTTTACGATTTCATCACCTAATTCAATGACACGCTTCTCTCTAAACAACTTGTCGATCTGCTGCTTACATGTTGGACAATCACTAGACTCTTTAAGAAAAGACTTTTCTCTATCAAGTCGCTGAGTTTCAGAATCCCATGAAGCAATTTGCTTGATGGCTCGTTCATATGTCTGTCTAAGTTCTGTAATATCCACAATCTCGTTTACAAGGTCTTCTTTCTCTTCTGCAAGATTTTTTACCTTGTCTAACAAATGTTTCTTTTGTTGTGTGAGATCATTATGCTGTCGTTCAAGTTCGATTAGTCGATCTTCGCTATTCTGTTTCAGATTAGACAATGTGCGCTCAACGTAAACTTTCTTATCTTCAGCAGATTTCAGCATAATGCGAAGCTGTTCAAGGCGCTCTTTGTTTTCTTGCCAACGCTGCTTTACCAGAAGATTCATGACAGAGAAGACTTGAATGTCCAAAAGGTCTTCGATGATTGTGCGACGATCAGCGGTCGTCAACTGCATGAACGGTGTGAATGATGCTGAACCAAGAATAACAATCTGACAGAAAGACTTCATGTTCATCTTGAGAATGAACTTTTCTAGATATTCCTGATAATCGCGTGAAGCCGAATCCTGATTGAGTAGATATCCGTCAACATAGATTTCAAAGATGTTGGGCTTGATGCCGCGAATGATCTTATAGTCTTTGCCATAAGCCTTGAACGTGATTTCTACTCGGCAGTCTTTACCGTTCACGCTATTGACAAGAGATGGCTTATTGATCTTACGAAAAGGTTTACCAAACAAAACAAAAGTAAGTGCGTCAAGAATGGTAGACTTACCATGCCCGTTCGCACCTACAATCAGATTGGTCTTGTTTGCGTTCAGTTCAATCTCTGTCCACGCATTTCCAGTTGACAGAAGGTTCTTCCATCTAATCACTTCAAATGTTATCATTCAATATTCTCTAATGACAAAGCTTCGGTATAGATTTCTCGCATGTAATGTTTCATCTTATCAGATTCTACAGGCAGTGTCAAGCCCTGAATATAGTTATCCAGAATGGTAATCGTATCTTGTGCTTCGTCTACCAAATCATCCACATTGTTATCTATGAAACTGTTCACATCCTCAACAATGGAAATGTCAGCAGCTTGTGCTTGATATAACTTATCTAACAAAACATCAAATGCGTATGGATTAGTCTTATTTACGCAAACAACCTTGACATAACAATCTTTATACTTGGAATAGTCTGTCGCATTGATCTTCTCTACAATATCTTGATTCTTCACATCATCATAAGCGACCATATGAAATATGCGAAAAGGATTACGATGAAATACTGTACTGCGCGATTCTGTATCAAATACAACAAAGCCACGAGGGTCATTATAATCAGACCATACATGCTCACAGAAAGCACCAATGTAATGAATATTGTCCCGACTACTACGGTGATGATAGTGACCAGTAAACACGCTATCAAAACGTCGAAAAACTTTGTGATCGTTTCCATGATCAGATAACATTCCCTTCTGCATTTCAAAGCCGCCAAGTTCTAGATGAGCAATGCAAACATCAGCCGTAGAGTTTTCTATCTCGCTTTGACAGTCTTTCTCGGCTTCTTTCGTGATCCACGGCAAAAGGAGAAACGAGCAATTATCGATCTCTATATGCTGAGGAGTTGAGTATGTATAGATGCTATCATAACGACCCCACACAAACTCTTCCAAAGCATTTACTTTATATGTGTCCTTGTAGTATTCGTCATGATTACCAGCAATGATATGAACTGGAATGTCAAGCTGACTCAAAGGTTCAAGAAAGTCTTTCCGAAGTCTATATGCGGTATTTACATTGATATACTTACGACGGTCTACAAGGTCGCCAGCGTGGATCACATGCTTGATGTCATTTTCACGAATGAACGGAAGCAAGAACTCATCAACTGACTTCTTGAAGTAATCCAAAAAGACTGGGGAATCATTTCTGACTCCCCAATGAGTATCTGTGATAATAAGAACTTTAGCCAATTAAGCCCTCTTCTTTCCTACTTTAGTTATGTAGGCTTCATTATCGTACTTTTTGATCGCTTTGTCAATAGCTTCTTTGATTGTTTCCAATCGTTGACGATAGTTTCCACGAATGTGAACATTTTCATTCTTGTTCAGGAGACTATTGATTAGATGTTCAATCTGAAACGGCACTTCGTTGTTCATTGATATCTTCCTCGTAAAACTTTATAAGCCCTTCTTTCGCAGTCTTTCTCTTTTCTTTCTTCACAGCTTCCTTCTTCTCAAATCTGTCCATGAACTCGCTGATATTATCATATATCTGATTAGGAACTAAATGATTGTCATCGCTGTCTGTCAGCAGATTTGAATTTCCAAGATTTACAATTGTTTCTTGGAAGTTCTTGTATATAGTATACCGATTCTTTTCTTCCTTGTTTATGCGTCTTAGGAAAGCATAATAGATTACCTGAGTAAAATACGCAAACGGATTCTTACCAATATCTGGATTGTAATCGTTGAAATAAAGAATGCAGTTTTCTATTCCATCCGATATCATCTCGTCTCTATATGAGTAGTTGATGAAACAAGGTTTAGTGGAAAGTTTCTCAGCAATCTTCCAGATACATTCACCAATGTAGTCTGGTAACTTAGGATCTTGTAGACCCTTTTCTCTAGCTTCGGCAACTCGCTTCTTGTGTGCTAAAATCTCATTATAAAACTTGGCATTATCAACATAATGGACACTCACTCTCTTTTTAATCATTACTTCAACTTTCCTCTTGACAAATGCTTGACATGTGTGTATTCTGGCTATGCCAGCGATGATATGAATAACTTTATCTGGACTATACTTTAGTCAACGTAGCTAACTTCTTCATCTGCTTGTCTATAATCTCTTTTCTGTTAGGCCACTTAATCATAGGCTTATCTGGATCTTTTGATAGATTGATAAGTAGTGGCATAAAAATCTTATTCACTGCTTCTAATCTCTGCTTAAGATCATCTACTTGTTCCTGTAAAGTAGAGAAAGACTTATTTTCCTCAACAATATCATCTTCATGTGCAAATGTAAATCCAAAATCATCTGTTTCATCTTCGAGGTCAAGATAGTTGTTTTTGTTTACCATTAGTGTAATGTCCCTTTATCATTTTTACTAAGTTTAGCTAAGTATTCCTGAACTTCGTTAAACTCATCAGAATCTAGTAACTCTTCTTCATCATCAGACATTGCTGCTTCTCTATATAGTTCAGCTTCATCGGACTTACTATGTGACGATTTTCTCTTTTCTTCTTGAACTTGATCGAAGTATTCTACAGTCTTATAATAGTAATCTGTGAGAGATTCTGTAGGTTCAGTGATCATCATCACGTTTCTCTCATCAACTTCAAAGTTTTGATTGTCTGATATTCGACTAAACATCCATTGCATCAGAGAGATTGACAGATGTGTACCTTTTGTCATAGGCATATATACAATCTTGAGAGGATTGTTCAGAATGTATTTCTTATTGCCTGCTTCGTTTATGAAGATAGCATCTGAAATGACATCTTCGCCAGTTACCATTCTTAGAACCAGTGGTATGTATTCGTCCATAGGTCATCCTTTCAATTCAATCTTGTATACCTTAAAGGCAAACTTTTCTTCATTATATACTTTGATGCGTTCTGCAAAATGTTTTAGAGTATAGTTTTCGTGCTTCTTATATCGCATGTCATCCGCTATGTCGAACAACTGTGCAGATTCTTTTGTATCGGACTTTCTCAGCCCTCGTCCGATAGACTGTAAGTTTCTTATCCTTGATTTAGATGGAGAAGCAAATATAATGTTGTGAAGATTTCGAATGTTGATTCCAGTGCTAAAAGTACCAAAAGAAGCCACAATAATAGCATTCGTTTCCTTCTCAACGATTTTACGAACATCTTCACGAACATCTACTCCTGTTTCACCACTCACAAAGAATACTTTACGGTCTGCACCGACTTTCTTACTTATAATGTCGTGTAGTATCCGTCCATGCTTGTCAACGTACTGGAAGAGGACGAGGGTATTACCATCCAAGGATACTGCGAGATTAGATATGAATTTGTTCCGTCCCTCATTAAGGACAAGGTATTCAATTTCCTGCTGATAGCTAAAGTTCTTTGCAGCTTGACAGATTGACTCACCATGTCGTAGAAGTAAGCACTTGATCTGGAACTCAGCCAAGTGCTTCGCGTCCATAAGTTCTTTTGTAGTGATAACTTTCCTAACGGATCCAAATAAGCCCTCCAGAACCAATCTATGGGTCTTCGTTCCATCCAGAGTACCAGTTGTTCCAATTCTATACTTTGCATTGATCAATCCCGTCATAATGTCTGTAAGAGACTTGGCTTTGAACTGATGCGCTTCGTCGCCGATCACAAAATCAAATTGTGCAAACCACTTCTTGGGCATCTTGTATAAAGACTGCCAAGTTGAAATTGTCAGGAACTTATCTGTTTCTTTTTCCTGACCCTGATAAATTTTGTGTATGTTTTCGCTAACGTTCCAGCCATTCGTTTCTGAATAATCTTTGAAGTCACTTGTCAACTGTTCCACAAGAGAGACAGTCGGAACAATGATCAAACCCTTCTTTAATCCCCGATATTGGAAAAAGCAAGCCAACAAATAAATAATAAGAGACTTACCACTTGCAGTGGGGCTAAGAAGTAAAGATCGTCGTGTACGAATTGCATGAACGAATGCATCCAACTGATAATCTCTTGGAGCATGTTTCGGCCTTAATTTTTCTACAAACGCATTAGCTTCTGCTAAAGAAAATTCCTCATCATATGCTTCGTTCTCATATTCCCATTCGTAGTTTCGCTCTTCACAAAACTTGGCTACATAAGGCACAAGTCCACGATATAGCTGTTTGTTTCTAATATCAAACAACCTAATCTTTCCGTCCCACAATCTTGCCTTGTATTGAGGCGTAAACTGATAGCCAGGGACTTGGAATGTAAATGCTTCACGAAGTTCGTATGCTATTCCATCATCGCAGATGATTCTTACATACGCTTCGTTTTCATTTACTATAATAATCTTATTGTCCACC